GCGACCACAGCGACCACCCGAGTATCCCCCGTACGGCCCTCTTAGAGCGTCTCTAAGCGTCCTCACCGAGTGGGTAAGGGGATTCATCGCCTAGCGACCTAGAGTGCAGCCAGTGGCCTCCTATGGTATCTGGCTGGGTGCCGCGCTTCTCAGTCGGAGCGGCTCGAACTGGGCTAGTAGTGGTGGAGCTTGTAAGTTACTGCATGGTGTACCCTCCGTGTTGTTCAGTGAGGCTATTACATCATAGTGAACCGGCAGAGTCGACACTTTATTTCACTCGGTAGGTAGATAGAGGTGGAACCAGCGTAGCGCCTCAGACGGACTCAGGGCGACTCAGAGAGGTATCAGGTAGGGTAACCAGCCTGAGTACCTTCTGAGGGCACAGAGAGGCATAGAGGCGGTATCAGAGCTATGCGGAGTAATACAGAGAGGTAGGCGGGCTATCTATTTCGTTAGTACATCCTATCTCTATTTCGTTGGTTACTCAGAGAAGTAAATCTGAATTGGCACCCCTATAACTACAGAGCGAACTAGTAGGCTTTGCGGAGTACGTAGTAACTCAGGAGTACGGCACACTGTACCGCAGAGGAGTATCCCAGAGAGGCACTATAGAGGGAGACTATAGAGTAGGCATAGAGAGGTAAGTAGAGAGTAACTCAAGGAGACGGTATAGAAGAGCACCTTAGAGAGACACCATAGAGACGCACTCGCAGAGGTATTAGCGAGGTCACGATAGCATCGGAGTAACTACAGAGTAACTATGGGGTTGGCCTATACCACAAATCACCTACATAGTAAAGCAATACCGCTCACTATAGAGTAACTCAGAGGTTATCTATTAATTTCACCTACCGAGTAAATAAGTGTTGCATTCATCAATCAACCTATGTAGAGTACATCACATCAGGACGGCAGCACTACCACAGAGCAATACTCCGAGTTACTCAGTGGGTTGCCAGAACGAACAAGTAGCTAGGTTGAGGCATTCGAAAGTTCAACCAAGGCAGTACGGCAGGATAGTTGAATACAGGCCGTTAACTAGGACACTTCCACATGGCGAGACACCATAGGTCATCACAGACGATAACGTGAATGTCTCAATAGTAATGCAGTATGTAACACCGCTCTTTAACAACCTGCTACTATACAGTGTGCGCTGTCATAACCATGAGGTATTGATATGCAAACACTACAAGCGCAACGCCAGCGGTACAAGGCGTCGGCTAAGCTGGAAGGCCTGCATCAAACGCTATCCAGTATGTCCGTTAGCAAGGCGTCCGAGGATGTATCTGGTTTCAATACCTCAATGGACGCACGTAAAGCTAAGAAGCGGTTAGCCACGCATGATTATGATAAGCAGGACAGGGCTAAGCACAACAAGCCCTACCGTCCAAGTGTACGGAAGTTCAGGGCGCACCAAGAAAGGCCAGATACACGCATTAGAACGCATGGTAAGACCGACCGTGATACCTGTGCATACTACCGCAACAAGCATGGCGATAACATGCCGAAAGGTTGATGTAGATAACGATTGACGACACGCAGCGTACACCGTATAGTAGCAGGCAGTTGACCAGTGACCGCCTAAGCCTCGCACTTGCAAACGCTTATGAGTCACTGTAGTAAGATAGGCACCAAGCAGTACAGGACAGCAGTAGTTAGGCAGTGTCCTAGTGGAGTACCCCGCCACGATAAAGCATAGATGGGATGGTTGGATGAAGCCCTCGACTATATAAAAACAGGGCTGAGCGGGTGGCACCCGTCCACGTCAAGCATGTGGGATACAGCGCGAAGCAACGGTGGTGCATCAGAGCGGACGGAAAGTCTTAACCGCGATGAGATAAGAGCACTATCCCGCTTAGCATCAACAAGGTGAGCATGACAGATTGCGCACGGTGGTATACATAAAGCTGAAAGGTGGTTGTGTATCGCTGCAATGATTGCTCACTGAGTTGATTAATGTATGACTCCTAATGACAGGTGTCAGATTTTAATCAATCCACTTATTCAATGAGGTATTACCATGGCTACAGCAACTAAAGCAGCATCCGTTAAGACAACCTTCAAACCAACCATGACGATTAAGCAGTTGGATACCGCTATCCTGAACGTCATCAACCGCTCTACAGAGCTTCAGGATGACATTCACGACGTAGCGGTTGCTATCATGCTGCACACGTATGCCCACGGCGACTACACCCGTGCTAAGGCGCTGGTAGATGGGTTGGGTAAGGGTATACGTGCTAAGGCATTGGTTGAGTGGTTCCACAAAGCAGGTCTGGACGTGGACGCTACCAAGGGCTTCACTGGCTTTAACAAGTCTGTGATGACTAAGAATTGGGATTTCTGCAAGGCTAACCGCTGGTACACCATGAAACCGGAGAATGCTTTCGCTGGCTTTGACCTTGACGCAGAGATTGCCAAGCTGCTCAAGCGTGCGGAGAAGGCCGTCACTACTGACAGTCAGACGGCGGAAGCCGACCGCCCAGAAGGCTACGCTATGAATGTACGCTCTGAACAGCTGGCAGCATTGCGCAAACTGGCTGGCGTTACCTTACAATGATGAAGTGATATGCCTAAGCCGCTTGTACACTCGCAGGCGGTTTACTCAATATCACCTAATGGGGTACTTGTTATGAATGAAAATCTTAAGGATTTCCTGCGTGCATGGCTGGATTGGTCTAATGCCCTAATGGAAGGTGTCGAACTTGACACACCTTATGAATTCCGAAAAGAATTCGGGCTTTGTGATAATGTCGGGACGTACGAGGCTGCACATCCCGGTTGTAACATCCGGTATGAGTTAAGCGCACTCTTAGACCACTGCCCGTTCCCTTTCGGGGCAGCGGATTACATGATGCGCTATCATACTTATTCACAGCACAAATGCCCTTTACGACGTGCCTCTGTTAAGAAACACCTCGATGCATATGAGGAGTTACTATGCAAATCTTGATATCCGCTATGCGGAATGGCTTAAGTGCTGCCCACAATAGTGAGCGGAGCTGTGAGCTTGTGGCACGCATTGTTAAGGCAGGGTACTCTGTGGAGGTAGGTCATGGTGTATACCAAGAGACGGATGCGGCTGAGGCCTCCTACGAGGTGGTATTAAACGTACTCATTCCGCATACATGCGACGTTCCCGTGGAGTCTCTTTCTGTCATCATACAGGAGTGGGCTATTATGGCACGAGAAAACTACCAGCAAGATTGTGTCGGCGTTCTTCATAACGGACTATTCTATCTGGCATATCCGGGTAAGCCTGCCTCGCTTATCGGTCGATTCACAGAGTTCCCTGAACGTCCTACAGGGCACGCTACATTCATCCACGGCAAATGGTATAAGGCGGTTCCCTTATGAGTCTATCCGGCGTTGCATCAACTAAAGGCCATTTGGCTGGTAACGGTGGCCTGCGTGGTCACTCTGTCGGCGGTGTGTTCCCTTGCGTGATATTCCAGCGAGGCATGCACTCGCCGATGTATTGGGTACTTCAGCCTAACGGCGTGGAGTCTGGGCCGCACGTGGCATACGCTGATGCGGTATCCTCTGCTAAATCTTACAATGAAGGGCAGCTATGAAACTAAAGCGTATATATTTTACGGTAATGATGCCTAGCGGCAGCATGCAGGAGCACGCATACATGCTGGGTGAAGGCCCGTGCGGTAAGGTCGTTAGTAAATTAAGCGTTATATCCACACGGCATACCATTACAATAACGCAGTACCATACTGATGGTACTCACAAGATATTCACGTATCCGTGGAAACTTGTAGAGTCTAAAGTAACCGAGGAATACGTTTTATGATTAAGCGCAAGCGTAAACAGAATAAGGCAGGGCTGATTGCAGTACGTGCCTACACTGTGGTGGATAACCACAGCGGCGTTACACACTTCTTCCCCACAGGGACGCGGGTAGTCAAGGGAGAATCGAAGGATGCCGGCACTCTGTACATTGGTAAAGGCAGGGCAGGTCTGTATATTCGGCAGTATCTGCTACCTCATCATGTAATTTAAAAGCCTGCACTCGCAGCGCTTTCGGTGATTTATTTATGAATCAGGTAGTATTCGTGTGCGACGGCACCACTAAAACACGTGATGCACAGTTGACGGCGATTCTCAGCGCTGTCTCGGTAGCTAAGTTTGAGCGCCGTCGCAACGTATCTAAAGAAGCCCACGCAAAAGCCTTGGAAGGTCTGCGTCGGGAATACTCTCGAAAGGCTGCGGCTGTGGGTATGTCTCTGCGGGGATACTGCGCCCGCTTCAATGTGAGGTTACCATGTTAAGACGATTCACGGTTATAGTTCCGCTAAGTGTGGCACACGGTACTTTGACGCACGCTCAATCGACGCTGGATTTCGAGCAGTTTGATTATGAGATTGGGTCATTCCAGCATCAGGTAGGTGACTACCTGTCTACGGCTATGTTTGTAGACGCCCGCGATTTCCATGAGGCAGGTGTTATCATGGACAAGCTGAAGGATATTAGCCCATGTGTTAACTACTTCATGGACGGTTCAGGTACTCTGTTTAAGTACGACCGGGTTACCAAAAACCTGACGCGCTGCTTCGTTACCTGCCAAGGTACACAATCGGCTATTAAGTTTCGTGTGCAACATTCTGAGTTTTATTTCGTGGAGGGGTCATGAGTAAGAGACTACAGCAACAAGCAACTTCCGCCAGAGTACAGGCTCTGCGTCTGTCCAGTGAGTTGCGACAAGTTCGTTTGAGCGGGGAGGTAACGCTATCCCAGCTGGAAGAAGAGCGCCGTAAGTGCTTTCGTCTGGAGGCGGATGCCGCAATGGCTGCTGCTGCGTTCAGCCATGAAATTCGTACCCTTAAGGCCAATCATGCGACGGCGTTAAGGGAGTTAGCAGATACCCACAACACCGAGCTACAGGGTATCCGAAATGCCGCTCTTGTGGCGCTCACTTTTGTGGGTGTGTTGGTAGCGGCGATGGCGGCTGTTCTGGGAGGTGTAGTGTGAGTACAGGAACAGCGCTTGTGAATGTGCGCACGCCGAAAGCGACGCCAGCTGACCAGCACAAGGGTAATTACTTCTTCACACCGCCAGAGGTATTAGCGTACCTTGCTGGGGAGACGCTGGGTCAGATGGAGATGGATATTGTGCTGCGTTTCTTCGGGGGGGAGTTGCCTTCAGTACCTCCGGTGAGAACTGAGGGGGGAAGCCCTGATAGAAGCACGTCAGTACCGCCTGCCTTTGCCTACCCGTATGGCACCAGCCCGGCTGAGGGTGGGTTAACCGACCCCCCAAAGAAGAAGCTGATTCGGAAGGTGGAAGAGCCACACTCGCAGCTGTATCACGCCGCAGAAATTCTTGTCGGTTGCCTTGATGACGCGAGCGCGTACGCTGTTCTCACCAAGTTAGCGGAGCGCTTTGGGTTCGAACTACCTTAATCTTATAACCTGTTAAATCACTAAACGTCCTAGGAGGACACATGCGTATTATTCAACTGTTAACCCGCCTTCTCGTAGCTTCCTATGTCCGTGAAGCAAAGCGACAACGTGCGCTGGCCAAGAAAGAGCTGGCCAATGCCCAAGTATTCTCGGATAACATCACCGCGATGCAAGGTGAGATTGTCCAGCTGGATGCGGACATCGAAACGGAGGTGGAGCGTCGTGTTTCGGCGCGTATCGCGGCGGTCGGCTACGATAAGTCTGCTGACCGTATTCTGGACAAGGCAGGTGAAGTCGAGCGCTTCCTTAAGGGAGGTCTGTAATGTATCAGGTGCAAATTATCTTCCGCCGCCGTTCACTGGCGGCTATCCTTGCGGGTCAGAAGTCCTCTGTTACCTTCGAGAATGCTGTTGATGTAGAGGCACGCGATGGGTTTGTCTCTGTAGAAGTAGTCAACCCTGAAGGACTCACCTCCTACAACTACCCTAGCGACAAGGTAGGGCGCGTTCGTGTAGTTCGTCTGGAGTAACCTGCTATAGCGTCCTGCGGGGCGCTATGTCGGCTTTACTTTAACAGATGAGGTTATCTATGGCTAAGCATATCGAAGAGCGCCTATGGCTTCCACAGGCACGAATTCTGCCTATTGGCGGGGATGGGAAGGTTATACATCGGGGATGTGGTACTCGACCGTCCCTGTTTATTAAGAATGACCCTGATAAATACTGGTGCTTCTGCCACCGCTGCCACGGTCGGGGTTATGCTGTAAAGGGGCAGCCTCGCGTTAAGATGAAGCTACCCCAGAAGACAGGATGGGTGCCGCAGGAGCAGATTCCTCTCCTGTCCGCTATCGTGAAGGAGCCGTATAACTTCACGGAGTTATTCAGCCGATTCCCGATATCCCGGTATGTCTCAATCCTGACGTTCTCCCCGGATACAAAGCGTATCTACTTCCCTGATGAATCGGGAAGCCTAATGGGGCTTGATGTTACGGGGCAGGCGAATGTCCGTATGTACTCTCCGTACAAACACAACATGGCGGTGTATACCGGAGGCTCCGCTGTGCGTCTGGTTATAACAGGTAACCTAGTGGAGTATTTGGACATGGTGTACCAGAATCATGCCTGCATTCTGGTGTATAGCAGCAACGGGGAGAAGCCTGCACTTGCAGCGCTTTCTCTTATCTATGGTAACTACGCCTCTATAGTAACGGGGCTGGGCCTCTCCGATAAATTTAAGCGGGACATACGACCTTTCACGGGGTGATTATGGGTATTAAAGATAAGAAATTTCTAGTTTATGATGCGCAGGCGGGTGACTATTTTAAAGCGCCCGGTGAGGGTACTACAGATATACGAAGGCTGGCGCATCACTACAGCTATGAACAGGCACTATCTGCCGTTGGGGTTACTCGTAATATCCGGCTTAAGTATACAGGAAGAAGCCCAAATCGCTTCCGTATGATTCCAGTGGGGCTGTATCATGGATAAATTGCTGGTCGCGACTCTGGCCAATCGCTCCCGTTATAAAGCTCTGGCGCGTTCTGTGCCTTATGACGATGTAGGCACAAGCACGGCGTGGTTGATTAAGTCCTTCGGCTCCTTCTTTGAGAAGAATCCAGAGGCACAGGATGTTGACTATGATGTTCTGCGTACGATGGCGCGGCTTAAGCTGGAAGGTGAGGATAGCGCCCCTGTCATGGCCCTGATTAAGCAGGCGGAGGCTGTGAAGGTTACACCTGAGCAGATTAAGAACACCTCCTCCCTGCTTATGGAGCGTGGGTATGCCTCACTTATGGCCATGCTTGTCAACCGCTTTCAGGACGGGGAGGAGATTGACCTCTCCTATGAAATCCACAAAGAGACGATGAAGATGCGCACGGCTATCGGTGCCTCTGCTGAGTCTATGTTTATTGAACCGGATATACATGAAATACTGGCTGAGCAAGACCGTGACGAAGGCCTTAAATTCCGGCAGATTTGTCTGCAAGAAAACATCAAGGGTCTTATGCCTCCGCTGTCTATTGCTCTCTGTGCTGGGGTGGACTCAGGCAAAACGAGCTTCCTTTGCGATGCCCTTACCTACATGGCACCGCAAGCTGAGAAGCTATTCCCCGGACGGCCTATCATCTGGTTCAGTAACGAAGGTGTCGTACGTGAAATATGGCCGCGTCTCTACTCGGCGGCTTTGGGAGTAAACAGTAAAGAGCTGGCGCACATGCCTGCCCGCAAGCTGTATGATTCCTACGCCAAAGCCATCGGAGGCGACCGCCACAAGATTAAGCTGAAGGATGCCCATGGGTGGACTCTGGCGCAGGTGGTGGGTGTCATTGAAGAGATGAATCCCATCATCGTGGTGTTCGACATGCTGGCTAACTTTAAGTTACCGGGCGTAGAGAAGAAGCACGAGAAGATGGAGCAGCTCTTCCAAGAAGTGCGTGAGATTGGCGCTCTCCATAAATGCATCATGTTTGAAACCATACAGTTCTCTGCGGATGGTTACGACATGCTGTACCCGCCGGGCACGGCTCTTAAGGATACCAAGATTGGTGCCCAAGGTGCCCTTGACATTCAGATTAATATGGGGCGTCTAAATGACCCAGCCTATGAAACCCTGCGCGGATTGTCCCTCCCTAAAAACAAACGGAAGGTCGTCGGTCGGCGCGGCACAATGCAGGCAGAAGTGCAGTTCAACGCAGATATTGCCCGCTTCTCCGATTCGTAATTATTGCATTCAGTATGAAAGTCTGCGCTTGCAGGCCGATATTGCTTCACAATCCTCCACACCATTCGACATCGAGTACTAGGGAATAATCATGACTAACGTAACTTTGAAAGTAGGTATGCAAATCATCCACAACGGCGCGAGCAGCTCTCGCCAGGGCTCCCGTGGTATCGTTATGGCCACGCCAAATGTTCCGGGTGTTGGTGAGCCTAAGTACGTTGTTTGCTGGTACACTGGCGGTCGCCTTCAGGAGGGGCAGACTGCTATGGCGCTGTACACCTCCGATTGGCTGCCACGTAACTGTGTGGTTGCGGCCTGCCCTGTGGAGAATGACTATAGCCCACCTGTCACGCGCTACTTGGAACACTCAAAGCGACAAGAGTTATACTCTGCGGCTAATGCTGTGTCTTCTGGGCCTTACATGGTAGGTCTGGAAGGTAAGGGTATGCCTTCTAAGGAGCACGCCAGCCTGACTTGTGCTAAGCTGGAGGCAGAGCGCCTGAGCAAAATGCAGCCGGGCAAGGTTGCGACTGTGTTAGCCGTAGTTGCCAAGGTTAAGCAGAAGACTGTCACTTCCCACGAGACCGTATGGCTTAAGGAATAATATGAGCTTCCGTAAATTCATAGAAGAAATTCAGTGGGCTGTGGCCTACATACTAGTTCTTCTGGCCTGTCTCGTTGTGGGTCTAGGTGGTGGTGCTTTCGCATTCTACATGGCGTGGGAGTTATTCGCATGGCTTCAGTAAAAGTAATGAAGGGAGTCCCTTTCACAGAGGAGCGACTCAAGAAGTGGTTGGCTGAAGATGGTGTAGTTCTCATACAGACCAAACGGGACGAGTTCCGATGCATGGTCAAGGTTGAAGACACTGGCGTGACCTATACCAGCGCCAGCGGTAAGCCTCTCTACAACATCCACAAGGCGTTTGATTCGCTGTTCCTTCTTATGTATCAGGAGTACGGCCTAACCGTGTTTGACTGCGGAGTGTCTGTTAATGATAGCTTCGACCTGACCCGCCGTGTGCTTAAGGCCAGTAAGAAGGTTTACGATTGTCGCGGTCGTGAAGTGTATCGTATCGAAGACGGGCCTAAGAAGGCACGCGAGCTGGTCTATGAGGGGACGTTGGAGCTGGCCTTCTGGTTGTACGACCTTCCGGAATTGTCAGACCGTGACTTCCTATCTCGACTTGCTACGATGCGCTCACTGGCACAACTGGCAGGTAACTCTGTTTATGTACCAAGTACGGTTATGGCACACTCCCTTCAAGAGGTTTATGACCACTTTGAGTGCATGGTTGCCGCTTCGTTTGAAGGTAGTATGGTTAAGCGGTTGGACTTCCGCTATGTATATTCCCGTACAACGGACTGGATGAAACTAAAACCGGAGGCTGAAGCTGATGGACAGATTACCGGATACACCGAAGGCAAGGGCGAGTTTGAAGGACTTGTCGGAAGTCTTGAAATCACCTGCGAAGATGGCAGCACTACGGCTATCAGTGGAATCACGTTGGAGTTGCGCCGGGCCATCAGTGCTAACCGTGACAAGTACCTCGGCCACTGGGTCGAATTCAAATACATGCAGCGTGACAGCGCCGGGGGCTACCGACACCCTCGCTTCTTCCGCTTCCACCCTGATAAGTGATTAGGGTATTTGCAGATAACAAGGGTCGCCGGGCAGAAGTCGGCGACTACTTCCGTGTTGGTCATCATGAATACTGGGCAGGGGTGTCGGTGCCTCTGTGTCTGGTGGAGGGGAATTTTATGAACAAAACCGTAGCTAAGGTTCTTGCATTATGTGAAGTGGTAGTAGGTAAACAAGGATGGGTGTGCGGCGGGGCGGCTCGAGATATTGACTTCGGTCGGGAGCCTTCGGATTGGGACATCGTAATACCAATGGGCAGTGAAGATTCTGCACGCGGGTTTCAAACAGCAGAGAAAATCTGCAACGTCCTGTCTCAAGAGTTGGGTGGTAAGTGGGAGGTGTCTGAGGCATATCCAGAAGCCAACAGCTCCTTCGACCAGCGCTACCTTGCCATTGTGCAGTTTGAGGGTGAGGATGGGACTAGCGTAGACATCCTGCTGGCCCGCGCAATGACGTGTAAATCGGTCATTGAATCCTTTGACGCTAACATCAACCAATGTGCTCTGATTGTGCCAGAGGGTATTGCACCTTGCGTTGTATGGTTAACACCAGACCACGTACGCCCTACCAAGCTGGAGTTTCTGCGTAATGACCTTACGCCGGAGCGTGCCCTCCATGTCCTGAAGATTGCAGAGGAGCTTGGCATTGAAAGTCCTAGTGCATGACCTTGAGACTGAAACACATCCGTGGTTTGGTCAGGTGGCCTCCCCTTACTGCCCAGACAACTACGTTGTTGAGGACTCTTGGGAGACAATCAACATGGCCGGAGGTAAGTGGGAGGTGCTTGAGAAGGAGCGCCCTTACCGCCGATTCGAGTCTGTGGCGGAGTTCAAAGCGGGCTGGTCTGTCGACTTCACAGACGTTAATATCTACGTGGCCCACAATGCTGCGTATGAGATGAGCTGGTTGTTGAAGCACGACTACGACAACTTCATGCAGTTCCTCAAGCGAGGTGGCCGCATCTACTGTACGGCCTATGCGCACTACCTACTGAGCAACCAGCAGGACACCTACCCCGCGCTCAATGATGTGGCTCCGCTGTACGGTGGTACTCCTAAAGTAGACGCAGTGAAGGCGCTGTGGGAAGCTGGGTGTATGACCAGCGATATTGACCCTGCGTTGCTCCATGAGTATCTGGTCGGCCCTAACGGGGATATCGCCAACACGACCAAGGTGTTTCTGGGTACGTGGAAGCAGCTACAAGAGCGCAACATGCTTAAGATGGCGCTCGTCCGTATGGATGCCCTGCTGTTCTCCTCTGTGTGTATGTTCCATGGTTTGAAGGTAGACCGTGAACGTGCTGCAACATTACAGAAGCACAACGAAGACCTGCTGGCGGAGCTGCACTCGCAGGTGGAAAAGTACTTGCCACCGGACATGCCAGAGGTGGCGCGGGAACAGTACAGGGGAACACGTTTCCAGCTGTCGGCTTTCATCTTCGGCGGGCCTATGAAGTATAAGGCGCGTGTAAAGCGTGAAGATGAGCACGGTAACCCTATCTTCGTCAAGAAGGACGGCCCTTACTTTAAGAGCGTGGGTGGGGCTATCTCCGAAGCCGCCTGTACCTTTGATGAGGAGGCAGGTGGGCTTTGGTACTGCCCGGAACTCAAAGAGCACCAAGCGCGATTTACGGCGGGTAAGAACAAGGGTGCTCCTAAGTTCGCCAAGTATACCACTGATGAGGTGGATACTAAATGGGGTGAGCTTACCTACTTCTTTGAGGGGTTGCTTAACAGTGAGCTTCGGGAGAAGTTCGCAGAGGCAATCGGTGGGGAGTGGAAAGGAAAGCAGACACTGGCCGATGGCTCCCCTGTGATATCCACGAGCGGGGACGTGCTGGACGTTCTGGCGGCGCACAATCTGGATATCGGTAAGTTGCTGAAGAACATCGGCACTATCGACAAAGACTTGGGCAGCTTCTACCAGAAGGTATCCGAAGATGGTAAAGTGACTGGTATGCTACAGTATGTCCAGATGGACGACTTCATACACCACTCACTGAATCACACGTCAACGGTCACTACCCGTCTGTCCAGTAACAAGCCTAACCTGCAACAGCTGCCCCGTGCAGAGGAGGCGAAGGAGGGTGAGTTTAAATCCCGTGTCAAGGAAATATTCATCAGCCGTTTCGGTGACGATGGGGAGATTCTACAGGAGGACTACTCAGCTCTGGAGACCGTGGGGTTACAGGTGAACACTCAGGATATTAACCTGAAGGATGCCCTTCTCAAAGGTCTGGACATGCACTCCATGCGGCTCTCTGCCATGGAGGGTAAGCCGTATGACTACGTCGTGGCACGTACGAAGGACGATGCCCACCCCGACCACCCTGTGTGGGATAGGATGCGTACTGAAGTGAAGCCAGTGGCATTCCAATATCAGTACGGCGCTACTGCCTACGGTATGGCGATGTCCACGGGTAAAACGCAGGAGTTCTGTCAGGCGTTTATTGACGCTGAGAAGAAAGCGTTCCCCGGTGTGGAAGACTGGTTTGACAACGTAGTGTTTCCGCAAGTGGCCCGGACAGCTGCTACCAATAAACCTATCCGCCTTGAGGTGGAAGAGGGAAGGTATGCGCTGTTCGGGTGGGGTACTTATACCTCGCACGATGGTACTACATATCAGTTCCGGCAGGTAACAAAGAACAGGTGGAATCCGGTAAGCCGTAAGCGGGAGGAGGTGCGAGAGTTCGCTGTACCTCAGATGCGCAACTACCCAATTCAAGGTAGCTCTGGGTTCTTCGTTCAGCTGGCCTGCGCTGTGTTGATTAGACACTTCATCGCCAACGACTTCTACGGTGGTAAGTGTCTGCCTATTAACACGGTACACGATGCGTGTTATTTCGACACCCACAAAGACGTTAAGTACCAAGCGGCTTATGAGATTGAGGCAATCATGGAGTGCATCCCTGAATACCTCAATTATATGTGGCCTGCGTACAACTGCGAAGTACCCTTCCCTGTAGCTGGGGGAAGTGGGCCGAACATGGCAGAGGAACACCATGTTTACACGAAGGATGGAAAGGCAGAGTTTATGTCCAAGAAGTCCGAGTTTAAGGCCGCGTTCCTAAAGTCTAAGAACATCCCGTTAATCTTTGCATAAGGTGATTCAAATATGAGTACAGTTCAAGACCGCTTAGCCGCCCGCGCCGCCGCCGCTGTAGAGCGCTCAGGTTCCCAACAGGACGTTGAGAAGGGTGGCGAAGGCATTACCTTCAAGCTGGCCCCGAAAGGCAAGCAGAAGGCCCGTTTGGTGGGTTACATTGAAACAGGCGTGCAGCCTAATACCTTCGACACTTCCAAGGAAGACCGTAAGGAATTTCGTCTGCGCTTTGCCCTGTTCGGCAATGACTGTCAGGAGGAAGATGGTCGCCCTATTACGATTGACACCTTCGACATGCCAATCAGTCGCTTCGAACGTGCGGCGGCAGTTAAGCTGTTCCTGAAGATGTGCCCTAAGCGCGACGCAGACCACTTCATCGGACTGCTTGACCGGGTATTCTGGTTGGAAATCGACCATAAGGAGGGTAAGGCAGACTCCGCAGGTAAGAAGAAGACCTTTGCGAATATCAAGAAAGACGGTATTTCAGTGGCCCTCAAAGACCTGCTGGATGACAATGACAATGTTATCGGACAAGCCCCGGTAGCCTGCCCGCCTGCGCCGGATAACATCTTCCAAATCTTCGAATGGGATATGCCCAGCAAGGAAGACTTTGACGCGTTGAAGCCGTGGGATAAATCAAAGCTGCGGGCAAGTAAGACCTTCGCAGGTTCTGTGCTACAGCAGCTAGTTGGCGATGGTGAGAAGAAGGCCAACACTAACGACGGTGCAGCTACAGGTGCACCGCCAGATGAGCAGGAGGGTGAAGAGAAGAAAGTAACCGCACAGGTTCCTGACGAAGTTAAAGTTAGTGAAGACGACCTTCCGCCGCTGTGATACCTGAGAGAATTAGGGAGCGGCAGGCCAAGGCCGTTCCTCAATTCCACCAAGAGGAGTCTGTGGAGCTACTGGAGGTAGACGCAGACTCATTAATCTATAAGGTGGCGGCAACGACGAAGGGTCTGGAGGCGGCTAAGCGGAAGCTAGTCAACGAAGCCCTCACCCTTCACTTTCTGGCGAATAGCCAAATAACCGCGCTGCATCTAACTCCTAAACACTGCCGAAAGGCGGGCCGCTTTAATGTGATTGCGCAGAAGCCCTATCAAGGAAACAGAGACCCCGGATTAGATGCGGAGGGCAATCCTAAGCCTTCCAATAAACCGGAGCTTGTTGAGCCTCTGCGGTACGTTGTCGGGCGTGAGCAGCTTCACCTACCGCCTGAGATAGTGGTGGTGTTTAATGACGTGTACGAGGCTGACGATAGCGTTGTGATGGCGTGTACCGCAGACCCTAACAGAATCTTCTACAGTGAGGATAAGGATTTGGATTGTCTAAAGAACAGAAAGTTAGACCAGCATTCCTTGAAGGTTACTCCCTTAGTGACTGGCTTGGGATGGTTGGCGATGAAGGAGTTAAGCTCCTCGAAGAAAGTAATCGGGAGGGGGCCGATATTCTTCTGGGCACAGATGTTGATGGGCGACACGGCGGACAACATCAAGGGGATAACCCGAGCGAATGGGAAGTTATGTGGGCCAACTGCGACTTTCCAGTTACTGCGCAGGTTTCTCGTGACAGAGAGCGATTGCTACAACCCTGCGAACGTAATTCAGACCTATACTGAGCAAGACATAGCAAGGTTCGTGTTAGGTCTTTACAAGGAAGCAGGCCAGAATCCGTGGCCAGAGGCGTGGTTACTCTGGCTGTACCGTACTGAAACTTATAACTTCTACGCACACCTAAAGGCGTTGGGGTTACTTGATATGAGTGAGTTGGGCGTATGGCTGCAATCGCAGATGAAACTGAATTGGTTTACAAAGTAGGCGACATAGTTAAGATTGTAATGTATAATTATGGTTTGGCTGATACACTGCGCGGATATTACTCTACTGAGGAAGACAACAGCGTTAGCCATCCGGTAGGTAGTATCCACCCGGTAACCGCCACGGCTTCTGGCCCTTTTGGCATTGAGCTGGGGTCTCTTTGTTTTGATGTATCTGAATTGGAGATTGTAAAATATGCGTAATATTATTGACGTAAACCCAAAGGTTCGTGTTTTTCTGGCTGCCGAGCTGGGGGACATCATTGCCCGTGGCCTATTTAAGCAAGTAGGCCAGCTTCGTACGGAGTATGTGCGCGAAGATGGGGGCCACTCTGTTGTGCTGGGACGCCAATCCGAAGCGATTATCTACGACAAGCATCTGGATAAGCTGTACGCTGTTGAATCTTACAAGGGACTCGCTATCCGTAGTGAAATCGCGGATGTCGAAATGCTGGGTGCTATCCGCAGCTTTATGGGTACTCTGGCGGAGGGCGAAGGCTTCGTGTATGACCAGCGCGTTACTCTGGGTCAGGAAGAACTGGGAGACTCCTATGTAAGCGTACCGAAAGGAGTTGAAGTCAACGACGGTACAGACCCGGATGCGTAAGCTAACCCGAGCACAGGCCAAGGTACTGGCTCAGAAGATGGTGCGGGAATCTCCCGGCTGTCCGCTGTGTCAGCGCCCATGGGCTACCATAATGGCTGAGGCGGAAGCCAAGAAAGCTAAGCAGGCACCTTATGTACTCGACCACGACCACGTTACAGGGCAATGTCGCGGTGTTCTCTGCCGTGGTTGTAACGGCGCGGAAGGTAAGGTAGCAAATGCGGTAGCTGCATGGGGTAAAACCGGGCAGGATTACGGGCGTATTCTGGGATGGTTAGAGCGTATGGTTGCGTACCTTCGCCAGCCTGCAACAGATTACATATACCCCACCCACGTAATGAAGGACGAGCAGGCACGCTCCGCAGGTAACGAGCGACGCCGCGCCGCTAAGTCCAAAGTTACAGAACGACGCCGCGCAATATCGGCTAAGAAGGGCACATGATTAAGGAAGGTAGCGTAGTACGCTTGAAGCCTACTGTAAATCACTACCCACAACTAAAGAAAACTCGCACCTACTTAGTGCGCAGTATTGGGGGTAAAATCATCAAGCTGAAGGGTGAGTTGGCGGCGTTCCGAGTGGATTACTTCAATGAGGTAGAAAAGAAGCATGGCTAAAATAAGTCTAATTAACCTGTTCTCTAAGGCACAACACATCGCGCTGCTGAGCCACTTCACAGATAACACGGCAGCGGCAAAGGCGTACAACATCGCCAAAGCCTATGGATGTAGTCTGGAGGAGGTCGTAAACCTCGACCAGTTTGAGGATGTAGCCAACTCCTTGAGCGCAGACGAACAGATTATCAGCCGCCAGCTGGTTCGCTACTGGCGTAACATCTTTATTAAGCACGAAGGTAAAAAGGGAGCCACGAACAATGAGCTTAAAGAAGCGCGCAAACTCATCACTCCGTCGCCTACAGATGACATTGGTAACACTCTGGTGCCTTCTGTGTGTCGTCGTATCATGGTTGTTGGAGACCTCCATGCTCCTTACACGCATAAGGACGCCCTTGCGTTTCTCCAGCATGTCCGTGATAATTATGGCCCAGATATGGTGGTACAGGTTGGCGACGAAACAGACGGCCACGCCATCAGTTTCCACGACTCAGACCCGAATCTGGATTCCGCAGGCGTAGAGCTGGAGAAAGCCAAGGCAGTGCTGGAGGAGTTCTATGACCTGTTCCCTAACCTGCTGGTGTGTGACTCCAATCACGGCAGTCTCATTTATCGCCGCGCTAAGACTCACGGCCTACCAGTTCAATTCATCAAGAAGTACCGAGACATCCTATTCCCACAGCACGGCGCACCGGGTTGGTCGTGGGCCGATGCGTGGGTTCTCAATACGCCGCTCGGTAAGGTACGATTTCAGCACCAAGTGTCGGGTGACTTTATGCTCAATGCCAGCCATGAACGGACTTCACTGGTTCTCGGTCATGAGCATGGGCGATTCGAGGTACAATACGCCGCTTCCAGTGCCGCGCTTTATTTCGGAGCTTACGCAGGCTGTCTCATTGACAGTAAATCGCTTGCATTCGCCTACGGTAAGTTGCACCGGAAGAAACCCATTCTCGGCTGCATGGTAATCACCGACGGTTCTCCGCAGCTAATACCTATGCTGCTTAACTCTGAAGGTCGCTGGGTAGGTGCTCAATGAAAGTAATTCTCCTAAACGGGCCTATTGGCTCTGGTAAAGACACTATCGGTGCGGCCCTGTTCCGGGCACTAGTGCAGAGAGGGTGCCGCGTGCGTATGGCCTCCTTTAAAGCAGCTATCTGGGAAGTTCTGGGAAGGCACTTTGGTTTAACCACGGAACAAGTTAAACACCTCCAGTGTGCGCACGACAACCGGGTTTTAAAAGAGCGGCCGCAGGCTTTACTATATGGACGCAGCACCCGAGAGGCGCTGATTTATATCAGTGAGGAGGTGGTAAAACCAAACTGCGGTGTGGATTACTTCGGGCGTCAGGTTGCTGATTACCTCCAAGTGGATGAGCGGTACAACGACCCATTCGACTTCGCAATCATAACAGACAGCGGCTTCATTGAAGAGCTGCAACCTGTGGCACACCGATACTCCTCCTACGTTTTCCGCCTTATGGGCAGGGGTACTTTCGAGGGGGACTCTCGACGCTACCTTGAGTGGGCGGAGTGTGTCGAAGCAGGTGTTCTGGCAATGAAGGATATCCACCTTGAGGAGGGTCATCCCGAGTACGCAGTTGATGAAATACTGTTGAGCATTAATTAAGGAGATAAAGTGACACCACTAGAATCCCAATTGGCGTGGGAAGAAAAGCACCGTAAACAGGGTCAGTTTAAGTTGCAGAGCCAGATGGACTCTGCGAAAGAATCCGGCAGGGTTACGGACACGCCACTCGGTTCGGTGGTGTTGCGACGCTACCTCTTATGGTTGTCTCGAAAGATAGCCTACGATATCACAGAGGACTTAGGTAAGCCGGGGCGGGGTAAGGCGTACGCCCCGCTCTTGCACGCACTTAACCCGGACGTGGTGGCGCTTATCTCAATCAGTGAGCTGATAGGGACGCTTGTGAACGGGGAGTCGCAGGCGTCCTCACTAGGCTTCGCAATAGGCCGCAGCCTGTACGGGGAGTTGGCTCTCGCGTCGTTTAAGGACATGAATTCTAATCTGTACGAGGTATTGGTAGGCGACCTCCAGAGCAAGATGAGTACAGACCTACGCCACCGTCTGACAGTGTTCAGGATGCAGGCACAGCAGAATGGTATAACGCTGCCAGAGTGGTCACAGACCCAGAAGTTGCAGGTTGGGATGTACATATTAGGGCTTATGTCAACTCCCAATGAGGACGGCATTAAGCTCTGTGACATCGACCTACAACAAGTGGGTAAGAAGACCAAGTACATGGTCGAGCTGGACTATCAGGTGACAAGCCTGATGGAAGGCATAGAACAGGCCGTACTTGACCGGGCGGGATTTGCAGCCCCTTGTCTAATACCACCTCAAGAATGGACAGGTGAAGAGGGCGTAGGGGGCTTCTACGGGGATTTAAAGATACGTGCTGTACGGTTCTTTAAGGGTACAAGTTACCAATGGCAGGTCATGAATGACGAAGGTCATGACCCTACTGCTACGCTACGAATGTTAAATAAACATCAGAGCGTCCCTTGGAAGGTGAACCGCTACATACTGGACGTACTCACAGGCATGAGGCAGAGTGGACTATCCATCAAGAAGAAGGTGGAGTTCTCATCGGCGCATTCCAAGATACGGCCAGAGCGCCCGGCATACCTCGACGAGGTGGGGCAGGAAGGCGTGCCAGAGGCTCTACAAGAGTCTTTCAAGGCTTGGAAAGGGTCTATGAGGGACTGGCACACAGAAGCTCGTAGAATAGGGCGTGTGGAGCTTAGGTTAAACTTAACCATACAAGCTGCCCGAGAGGTGTCGCAGCTACCGGAGTTCTACTATGTGTATCAGGTTGACTATCGCGGGAGAATGTACCCGGTATCGGGAGCGCTTAACCCACAAGGTAACGACGTATCAAAAGCGCTCCTTCATTCTGCGAGAGGCGAGCCTGTGGATTCGGAAGAGGCTCTGTGGTGGTTCCAGCTGTCCATTGCCGCAAAATATGGAATTGATAAGCTGTCTCCAGATGCTTGTGTGCAGTGGACTAAGGACAACACTCACCTTATCGTTCAGGCCGCGTCTGACCCTCTTAGCCGGGATGCGTTCTATTGGTGGTCTGGGGCGGACAAGCCACTACAATTCCTTGCAGCCTGTGACGAATATCGCAGGTATCTGGAAGACCCTATCGGATTTCAGGCGCGTATTGCTGTGGCTATGGATGGAAGCTGCAATGGCCTCCAGAACTACTCCGCAATGGGGCGTGACCCTGGGGGCGGTGCAGCAACCAATCTTATCCAAACGGCAGACGGAATACCTAACGACATTTATGGGGACGTGGCTAAAGCCGCATGGAAACGCCTACAGACGGCTGCACCATGCGCTATTCGGGGTGCATGGCTTCAGCAGGGTTTTGAGCGTAGTCTGACTAAGAAACCTGTAATGACGCAGGTATACGGCTCCACCTTTGGTACTTGCAGAAAGTCTATAATGGAGTACTGCTACGACAGGGCTATCTTTAAGGGTCAGGAGTATGACCACGCAGAGTACGCCGCTAAGCTGGTGTGGGACGGTATTGGGGACGTTGTGGTGTGGGCCAAGAAGGCTATGGACTGGTTACGTTCATCTGCCGGGCTAATCCTTAAGGAGGGTGCGGACTACATAACATGGAGGACGCGCACTGGTTATAGGGTGGTTCAGGTTTATGATATGCACGATATGATTCAGGTGCATGCCCACATCGGTAAGCATGTCCGCCTGAAGGTGCCTAACTCCGATAAACCTACCGGGCCAGATAAACGGAGGCACAGGAACGCATTCCCGCCGAACTTCATACACAGCGTAGACGGCAGCCACATGACAATAACAACCTGCGACATGGAAGACCGCGTACCGGGATGCTTCTTGCACTTCGTACATGACGACTTCGGAGCGCTTCCAAAGCATGCGGCTGTACTGGCTAAGTCGATACGGCATTCATTCATTGATTTACATACAGGATATTCTCTGGATGATATCGTGAGTGAGTACCCATTTCTTAACCCACCTCCAGCTAAAGGCGACTTAGATATTAATGAAGTATTAAACAGTATTAACTTCTTTAGATAATACATAAGTTATTATATAAAGATACTCTGTAGTTACTCTGTCCTTATAGGGGTGCCAATACAGATTATTTAATTCGGCACCCCTATAACAATAAAGCGAGGTTACTGTGAGTAAAGAGCAAGATGTTAAGGTACTTCATCGGCTATCACCTGAAGCGTATCGCCAATTGGAACAGAAGCTGCCACAACCTGCCACTCCGTCCGATGGCACACAGGCGGCATATAATTTGGGTATTCAGTACGTCCTAAAGGTTCTGCGGGATGGTTTCGTAGTATGATTAGAACATCTCGGTTAGTACAGGCCGGGCATTGTGTATCCGCAAACATATTCGACCTAGTGTGTGACCACTACTACACGGACACCAGAGCGACCCTGTGGGGTTCTTTGGGGCAATATGAGACGGCCGTAAACACCGTATTCATAGAGCCGCACAACCGTGCTGAGGGGTTCCTTCACACAGATTCGGGTTTCACCATGGGTGCGGTAATATACAATCGGGTGCTGGATATTCATTACGGTCTCGTAGCAAAGCCCATAACCGTTATGCTCCATTCGCAGTACCGGGGAGACGTTGGCGTACTACGAGAGTTTTCTAAAGTCCTAAAAGATACTGTACAGCTACTCGGCACCCAATATTATGAGGTGGCTCAGCACATATCTGGGGACACACAAAAGTTCAGGACTAAAAGAAATGGGTGGATTCAGCAAGGTATTTAGCGGCATTGGTAAAACTATCAGTAAGGGGATTGGAGCTATCACAGGTACAAACGCGGCACGAAAAGCAGCTGAGCAGCAGGCACAACAACTGCGTGCACAGCAGCAGCAGGAGGCACAGTTAGCAGCTGCCAGCGCGGCTGATTCTGCTATCCAAGCGCAGACCAAGCAATCTACTCTGGAGACTCAAGCACAGCTCGACAGGGCCTCTGAGGAAGCAGCAGCGGCGCAGCGAAAGGCGTCGGAGGATAATGACTCCTCTGTGTCTGTGGACTTAGGTGGCTCCGGTACTGAGTCTGATTCTGCGGGTAACCGTGTTAATGTCCGCGATAGCTTCATGTCCGATAATCGCCGTCAAGGCGCGGGCATTCGCTTGTAAGGGGAGTTATGGGAAAGCATACAGCTAAAGGCCGCTGGGAAGAGCTAGCGGCTAAGCGTACAGGCCTGACCTTCCGCTGTGAGCGCTACGCCAACCTGACCCTTCCCTATGTATGTCCAGAGGATGGGTATGACGAGGGGCAGGAGCAGCTGAGTCAGTCGCTCAACAGCATAGGTGCTCAGGCGGTTAACAACCTGATGAATAAGATGGTGCTGGCAATGTTTGCACCCTCTCGTCCATTCATGAGGTTAGACCTACCTGCGGAAGAGATGGCTGCGATAATGAATGGGCTTAATCTAACTGAAGCAGAGTTTAGAGAAGAGCTGGCCATTATGGAGCGGGAGATGGTTAAGCATCTGGACGGTACAGGTGCACGACCAAAACTGTTCGACCTCTTCGCACACCTGATAATCACAGGTAACTGCTTGCGATTGACGGAAGATGATACCATACGCATCATCGGAGTTAAGGATTTTGTGTCCCGTCGAAATATTAAAGGCGAGGTCATTGAGATTCTGATGCGGGAGTGTGTCACCCGAGATGAGCTTCCAGAAGACCTGCATCAATTCTGTAGGTCTGGGGAGGATGTGGCGGTTAATTACTTCCGATGGTGGAAGTGGGACGGCAAGGTATTCAAGGAAACTCAGTACATCGACGATGTTCGAATTGAGCTTCCTAAATACAATGGCCAGTACAAGCGTACGGACATGCCTGCACAGCATCACGTATGGCGTCTGCCAGATAAGCGCCACTATGGTATCGGGCACGTAGAAGACTTCATAGGTGATTTTGAAGGCTTAAACGACCTGACAGAGGCGGAAGTCAATGGGGCTATTCTGGCCTCAGAGTTCCGCTGGCTGGTTAACCCCGGCGGCATGACTCGACCAGAGGACTTCAAGACCTCTGTAAATGGCGAAGCAATACCGGGTGTGTCTGGGGATATTGAGCTGGTTAATGCGGCAGCTGTTGGGCCTGCACTCGCAGTAGTATCTGCCTCCGCTGACAAGTACATTCGGCGTATCGGTGCAGGGTTCCTTCTTTCAGGTGCAGTGCAGCGCGATGCAGAGCGCGTAACAGCGGAGGAAATCCGCATGCTGGCAAGTGAGCTGGAGACAGGGTTAGGTGGTATCTACAGCCGCTTAGCGATTGACCTCCAGCTTCCGATAGCATACTGGCTGATGAAGAAGGTAGGTAACGGTATGTTCTCCGGGAGTGACTTCACCCCGACTATCGTTACTGGACTGGACGCTCTGTCACGAAACGGTGACTTAGAGGCAATGCAACTGTTCCTAAACGACGTGGTAGGAATCACCACCATGCCGCCGCAGGTTCTACAGTATCTGAAACTTGACAGCATCTTCTCTGCACTGGCAGCGGGACGTGGTTTGCGGTCTTCTGACTTCATCAATAAGCAGGATGTGGTGGACACACGTAACCAAGATGCACTCATGGCGCAACAGCAGCGGGAAACCGATATGTATGCGACTAAAACTGAGCTGGATAAACAATAAGGTAATTATATGTTATTTATGAATATTGCACGGAAGTATGGTTATGTCTTTATGGAAGAAGCCACTGCTGACGGCGCCGCGGGTGGTGGTGGCACTACTGATGCTGCCGCAGAAGCAGCTGCCGCAGAGTCGGAGGCAGCAAAATCTAAGACAGAAGGTGACGGCAAAGGTGCTATTACGGAACCGCCTGTCAAATCGCCGGGTGCGGTTGAAGATAACGGTATGCAGGCGTACATTGACCAGCATCAGACAGACAATCCTGCACTGAGTCTGGCTCTTGGATTCCTACGTGACGCGGGAATTAGCCCAACAGACCCTGCATTTACAAAAGCAGAGGTGGATGGTGACTTCACACTGCTGAAGGCTATGTTAGCCACTAAGTCCCTGCCGGGAACAGAGGCGATGGTAGCTATTCTGGAAAAGACAGTAGCTGACCACCACGCCGCAGCTGAGGCACAGGAGGCCAAGACTACAGAGCTGGTAGGCAGTATCCTCGGTGAAAATAAGGACACCATCCTTGATTGGGTGCGTGAGAATGCAGAGACAGATGAGAAGGAGGGAATCAACGAGCTATTGTCGGCAGGTGGTATTTATGCCCGTGCTGCTGCTGTTTTGATGCGGGATGCTTACGTTAGTGCAGGTCAGACAGTGGCTGCTAAGTCCGCAGTATCCAAGGGTCAGGTTTCAGCGGCAGGGGACAGTACTCCACTGTCTGCGCGGGATTATGCGCAGAAGGTGCAGGAGCTTTCCAAAGAGCTGCGAGGAGACCCTCGTAACTCTCCGCAGTACGCACAGCTGACCCGCCGCCGTGAAATGGGCCGCTCTCGCGGTCTGTGATTTGAATTGGCACCCCTATAACAATAGAACGTCACAACGGGCCTTTCGGCCCTAATCTTGTAAACTAAGGAATATCGAATATGTCTATTTTTGATGGCGCTACCGCTTCTTTTGATGTAACTCGCCCTAACCAACGTCACGGTGCAGGTGACCCTCTGGCGGATGTAACCGAGCAGTTTACTGGCAATGTGGAAGGCACCATCAAGCGCCGCTCCATCATGGCTGGCTTTGTACCTGTTCGTTCTGTACGTGGCACGGCGGTAATCTCCAATCGGGGTATTTCTAAAGCGAAGCTGCAAAAGATTCAGGCAGGTGTTACGCCGGCTCCATCTACACAGCCGAACACCTCCAAAATCTTCCTGCGTATCGACACGGTAATCATCGCACGTAACGCAGAGCCTCTGCTTGATGAATTCCAAGTCGATTATGACTATCAGGGTGAAGTGGCTCGCGAACAGGGTCAGGAAATCTCCAACATGTACGATGAGACGTTCTTCATCGTTGCGGCTAAAGCGGCAATGGCTACCAGCTCCCCGTATGGCACTGCTACTCAGATGCCGGGTCACTCTGGTGGTAACACCGTTACGTTGGCGTCTGCTACAGACTACCGCGACCCTGCTAAGCTGTACACGGCAATCGCAGGTCTGGTAGAGAAGTTCTTGGAGAAGGACGTACGTCCTAACGAAGAGGACTTCATTCTGGTTGTTCCACCTGCTGCGTTCACTGCACTGATGCAGGCGGAGTACATTGTCAACGGCGAATACGTTACCAGCGCGGGTGACAAGCTGAACACTAGCTTTATGTTCCACGCTTTCGGCGTCCCTGTAATCACAAGCAACAACGCAGTATTCGGTAAGAACATCACCGAGCACCTGCTGAGCAATGCTTCCAACGACGACGCATACGACGGTGACTTCACCAAAGTAATTGCGCAGATGTTCTCTCCACGTGCTCTGATGGCAGGTTCTACCATCCCACTGACCTCCAAAATCTTCTTCGATGACCTGTCTAAACTGTGGTTCATCGATAGCTGGTTGGCGTTTGGTGTGACGGTTAACCGCCCAGAGTACGCAGGTGCTCTGCTGCTGCCTTAATAGAGTAGCCCGCTAAGGCGGGCCTCTTTCTATAGCCTCCATGGTGGGTGCTATATAAAGAGGATGGCTTATGGCTATAACTGAATTAGATGTTGTAAACGCCTGCCTCGCCACCCTAGGGGAAATCCCCTTAGTGGAGTTGCAGGACGACCACCCACTCGTAGCAGCAGCACGGCAGAATATGAAAGAATCTATTATTGCTGAGATGCACAGACAGTGGTGGTTTAATACTGACCACATTACTCTGAAGTCGGCTGCGGACTCTGGGTTTGTGTACGTACCCGCAGATGCAATTGCGGTAGATGTATATGGGCACGCTGGTCTGACTATGAGGGGAAGGCGTCTTTACGACTCCCTGAATAGCACCTACGAACTGTCTGGAACATTCTACGCAGTGGTTGTTAGGGAACTCCCATTCACAGACCTTCCGGTTACAGCTCAGCTTCTGGTACAGCATGCCACCGTACTTAGATTCCAAATTAACTATGACGCGGATGAGGCGAAGACTATGAAGCAGAGTGCTCTCTACGACAGGCAATACCGCCTGCTAAACGCGGAGCATACCCGGCAGGTTTCTCTAAACGGGTTACAGACACCATCCGTTATGACCCGTAGGCTATTCGCAGGGGCGTACCCTCGCAGAAGAGGCGGTATACCTACAAGATAAGAGGACACACAATGGCCCGAGTTGGTGGCAGTTATGAATCAGTAGTACGGGGCGTATCCGAGCAAGCTCCGCAGGACAGGCGCTCGGGCCAAATGTGGGAACAGGTCAACATGATATCTGACCCTGTGCGTGGCCTATCTCGCCGCAAGGGTTCGCAGTACCAGAATGCCCAGCGCATACTCGGAACTGATGTAGGTGAGCTGCAAGTGATGGACGACACACCTACCATGGTTGTTCAGGACTTCACAGTAAACGGTGTGGATTACGATTTAATATACTCCAAAACCAGAAGGACGACACTTGGGCCAATGTACTGCTATGACAAGACCAATAAGACCTTCCTGCCAATAACAGGCACAGGTGTTATCTGGGATGCTCTGGTGGCTAACGGTGTATCTGGACTGACTAACATCGGAAGATTCCTGTTTATTGCAGCTCACGGGTACTACCCAACCTACACAACCACACAGGTTATAGAGGAGGACTCTGCTGCTAAGCGGATAACCCTGTGGGTGCGTAATGGGGACTACAACAGGAATTACAGATTCAGGTACACCGACACATCTGGTGTAACACGCACAGCGTCATACACAACCCCATCTGCGACGTACTCAGGTGTACTGGATACTTCACAGGTGCCAGTACCTACGATCGATGTGTCGGACAACCCTGACGCAGATACCATAAACCGAAGACTTGCTAAGTTTAACTCTGAAATGAGTGCATACAACAAGCAGGTAGCTGACATAACGAACACATATAACATGGCCGTTACGGCATGGGTGCGCTCATCCTCAGCGGCTATACAACCTTCAGTAGTCGCCACCGAGTTAGCAGCTGTAATACAGGCAGAAACAGGTGGAACACTTCATGTTGAGGGTACTTATATCCACATCGACTACGATGCGAATATACGTGCAGGTACAGCTGTTGATGGTGGGGATAACACCTACCTGCGTGCTGTTGTATCCTCCACTGATGACCCAGCGCAGTTAACACCACAGGCGTGGTATGGAAAGGTAATTCGGGTTAAGTCAACGACATCACAGAGCACCGACCCGTACTACGTCAGGGCAGAGCCGCAGAACGCAGGAGATGCTTCTGTGTATCAATATGGCTCTGTAACGTGGCGGGAGTGTCCGGGTGTGGAGACTACACCTACATCCGCGTTCGCATTCGCCACAGTGTCAGGGGGTGTCCTCTATGTGGGTTCATCACCTGCGGAGCTGAATACACTGACCGGACGTACGGATACCCCTACCTTCTATAAATCCTCTGTTGGGGATTTGGTTACGAGTCCACTCCCTGCGTTCTTGAATAACCGTCAGATAGACTACCTTGGAAACTTCCAAGACCGTCTTTTAGTAGGATGCGGCTCTACAATATTCGCTAGTCGTCCGGGTAGTTACCTGAACTGGTTCCGGGCCTCCGTATTGGTTGTAAAGGATAACGACCCTGTTGAGATGTATGCTCTGGGTTCGGAAGACGATACGATTGTATGGGATGCCAGCTTTGACAGGAACCATGTGATGTTCGGCAGGAAGTACCAGTATATGCTGCCGGGCAGGGCTATGTTATCCCCATCTAACCCCACAATCCAGATAATGAGTCGTATCGAAGATGCTGTAAGGGCGCAGCCTCAGTCGTCAGGTAACTTCGTTTTCTATGCGAAGGATACCCAGACTAAGGGTTCCTTGCACCAGATACAGATAGGTGCTACGGCGGATTCTGCGGAATCCTACGAGTGTTCACAGCAGCTGGACAAGTACCTAGAGGGTAAACCTGTACAGATACTGTGTGACCAATCACCATTCAATATCCTTGTTCGCACTCGCAGCAAGTTTAATGGGTTCTATGTCTACACCTACCTTGATTCGATGCAGGGTGGTGAGAGGTTGTTTGACAGTTGGTCGAAGTGGGAATGGGATGAGAAGCTGGGAAGCTGTGTGGGTGTCCAGAAGTTTGAAGGTGAGCTTCTTGTTTATACTGTCCGGGTTAACTCTACAGGTGGTTGGTTGGTATGCGATAAGTTCACATTTGATACGGATACTACAACCGTACCTATGCTGGACTCATGGCGCTCCTACACTGCACAAGAGGAGTTCCCTCTTTGGTGGGATTCCTCCTTGGAGGATAACGCAGCAGTGGCGTACCGAAGCACGCATGAATACTTCCTACTGGGTTCGGACTATAAGTCTCGGGATGCAAACATACCGGAGTGGCGGGAGGATGTTTCCCATCTTGTTGTAGGGACAAAATTCCCAGCCTACTTCGCACCAACCAGTCCGTATATTCGGGATAGGAGAGACCGGGCAGTTATTACTGGTCGTCTTACTGTAGGCGCAATGACCCTATCCGTCTCCGACACGGGGGGGTTGGAGGGTACTGTGCAATTGCCGGACAGGTCTGTACAAATGGCTTCCTTTAATGGGCGGCTATTAAGCAGACAGTCAAACAGGGCAGGTGTGTCTCCATTAGTGGACACTACGGTTAGAGTTCCCATCCATAGAGAGATACGGGAGTTTAAACTCTACGTATCTGCCCTTACGTGGTTGCCGCTCACTGTAACAGGTATAGAGTGGATTGGACAATGGTTCAGCAACGTTAAGAGGGTTTAAGTATGTGGGCACAAATAGCCATGGCTGCGGTGAACACACTGGAAGGCTGGTCTAGTAGCAAATCTAATCGGGAGCTTGCCAGCGCTCAGCATGAGTACGATAGGTCTGCGGCCTCCAATCGGGGGCTTGCAAACGCCTCTCAGAATATGATGAGCATGGCAGACGCGAACGTTAACCGCTATAAGCAGTGGAGGCAGAACAAGCTGGAGCAGGACGCCTTCGGAAAGGCATGGAGCCAGCAGGGTTATAACTCCGCCAAAACTATGGACGCACTCAATAGCAGGGCATTCGAGCAGCGACTATCCGCAGCAGGTAACCTTGGAAGCATGGTTGCCTCCGCTGCGGCTGCTGGGGTAGGTGGTGCCTCCGTCTCGCAGAACATGCAGGTAGAGGAATTGCGACAAGCCCGTCAGAATGATGCTCTAGAGCAGTCCAAAGTAGATGCGCAGTATGCGGACAATGAGCAACGTCTCGCGTTAATTGATAACAGCACCCGAGGGATTAGCTTTGACCCTGTGTTCGCAGGTATGAACTATCAAGCGGTCGATATGACTGTAGATACCAGCTGGAAACACAAGTACTCCATGGGCAAGGCGGCTATGGATGGATATAACGGGTTCACGGGTAACATGAATAATCTTAACGTAGATGCCTCTAGCTTCACCAGTAAGCAAGAATCAAAGGGTGCTACCGGGTTCGGTGGCGCTTCCACGATGTTCTCTTGGTTTGGTGGGGCAGGTAAATCAGGGGCGGGTGCTACTCGCGTATAAGGGGTCAGTATGGCAGAAGGTTCTTTAATACCTACAGTGGCTAACTCCGCGATTGAGCGGCCTACGCCAATACAAATCAGCACACCGCTGTCAGTAAGAACAGCGGCATCTGGCGCAGCGCCTACGCAGGCAACTTATGGGCAGGCTGCGAGTAACTCCGCAGCAGGTCAGGCTGCGATAGCTGAGGCTAACCAGAATAACATCCGTGCTATGTCTGCGTTTTCGGGGAGCGTGCAGAATCGACTCAAGAAGATGCAGGAGGATAACTTCGCAGAAGGGTACTTGCGGTTTATGCAGGGCCAGTCTATGGAGGATATACAGAAGGACAATCCCTTCAAAGGAATATTCGGGGATGGTGGCGCTGTCCTAGGTGCCCGTGCAGCTCAACAGGAGAGTACTTCAGCTGCCCTCCTCGCTTGGGTTAACGATAATAGGGGTGACCTTTCCCAGATGAGTGTAGATGCCCAGCGTAAGGCTGTGGCAGACTACGCAGGTACTCTGGGAAACACAGGTAGTCCTGAGTCCGACGTTATGATTGCGCAGGGTGCGATGAAGCAATTCCCGGCCATCATGGACAACCTGACTCGCATGAGTGAGGCGGAGAATCAACGCAAAGCCGCGATAGCCCAAGCAGATACACTGGAGACCCACGCACAGGGTCTTGCGTATGCTGCTAAGCAGGTTGCTACAGGTCAGATGGCACAGGAGCACTATGACCTATTTGAAGCGGAGGCGATGCGTGCTGCTGCACCGCTTCCCGGACAGTCCTTAGAAAGCTACCGGGCAACCATGCAAGGTAATTTGCGGAGTCTGGTGAAGCATGGTCAGTTTGAGCTGGCTAACACAATGCGGGCTAAAGTACTCGACCCTATGCTCACTCCTGAAGAGCGTATGGAGTTGGATGAGCAAATGAAGCAGTCAAATGCGTCATGGCTTCTGGAGAATCCGGTTAGTGCGGACTTTACAGAATTCTCTTCCACTTTACCTATGCAAATTCAAGCAGGGAGATACTCCTCCGAAGCGCAGCTGGCAGCGGACATCGACCGATTTAATGCGGACTATAAAGTGCAGACGGGTTCCATGTCTCCCTTTATGGACAACAAGGCAAAGGCGGATGCCATTGGCAGGTATCAGGCTTGGCGTCTACAGGAAGATGAGAAGGCGGCTAAGGTAAATAGCAAGCTGCAAGATGAGAACACCAAGCGCACTATCTGGCTACAGGGATTCGCGCACGGATCACCTTCTACTATGTCCGCCTCTGGGTTGGATAGCCGACAGAAGGCTGCTTTTGAGGCACAGGAAACGCAGAAGTTCTTCGATGAGCCGGGTACTCAGTCTGCTAATAACTTAGGCAAGCTGGCCGTTAATGGATACACTGTAGCTCCAGTTAAAGAGAAGCTATCCAGTGTGTTGGGGTTGTTAAAGGGTGGTGGTATTCCAAAGACGGAAGACCTGATAAAGCTACAAACATCCTTCCTGAAATTCAAGTCCACATCCTACGGAATGGGTGCTGCTGAAGCATACTTCGGCGACGACCTCCCGTTGATGCTGGAGATGGAGAACATGGACATGTCCAAGAGGGAGAATCAACAGTATTTGCGAGAGCGTGCGCTTCAGGGTACTTCTGCGCTTACACCTACTCAGGAAACGGTTAAGACCGCGAATGACTTGGTGGAAGACCAGTTTAAGCCGGGGTGGTGGTCTCGCACTTTTGGTGATTCCCAAGCTATTGGAATTGGCCTTGAGACTTCATTAAAGCAGGATATGAAGGCGCAGACGGCGAACGTCATGGCTCAGTATCCAAACATGCAGGAAGAGGATGTCCTCAAGATGGCAGCTCAGCGTGTGCGTAAAGGCACAGCTGTAGTGGGTAACATGTTGGTTACAGGTACAGGTAGTCAACAGCTCTTTGGGTTAATTAACAGCAACCTTGACGTTAAGGTACAGGCACCATCAGACCCACGTCTGAACGGTGTTATAAACAACGCTGTCCGTGCTAAGGTTAACTCCAAGTTCGGCTTCAACGTTGCCTCCGTCCATGCATTCCCTAACGGGACTATGTACGTTACAGTGACCCGCGATGACGGTAACACTCAGAATGTATTAGTATCCGCAGAAGAAGCAGCGCGACTGGTCAACGAGAAGGCCAAGGCATCTACAGCATTCGATAAGACAATCCGAGAGGGTACACGTTATGACGCCTACGGCACATCGCCGAGGACTCCTGACGCCTCTGAATGATAGGTACAGAGATGACATTCAAAGTAGACTTGACGAAGCAAACTGAGTATGACGAACTGCTCCGACAAGGGGAGTTGAAAGAGGGTCTACCGGAGGGTGCTCTTAAACTCGTCATGATGATTGAAAATCGAAATAACCCAAACCCTACAGCAGTGTCTCCAATGGGTGCGCAGGGCTTGATGCAAATTATGCCAGCCAACCAGAAGACACTTGGTGTTACAGACCCTAACGACCCTGCCCAGAGTATCAGCGCGGCGGCAGCCCTTATGGGGGACGCCTATCGCAGATATGAGGGCAACATCGGAGCAGCACTAGCAGACTACAATGGCGGCCCACGAGCCGCGGAGCGCTACATCAAGGGCGAGGCAATGCACCCGGAGACCACCGATTACCTGCGGTTCGCACAGGACTACCTAAACGGCAAGGCTTCCACTTACGGAAATACTATCGTCGATGCAGGTGGGATACAAGCGAAAGGGGTAGCTCCATCGGATGCATTCCAAGGGGATGGAGGTTCACTTACCGACTACATCACAGGTCTCAATGAAGAGGATGAGCGTAAGTTACAGGAAGAGGCTAAGCTGTATGACTTGTCCGTTAAGGATTCCATCAGCATGGGCTTTGCTAGTACTGTGACAAATGCTCTCTTTAACGTGGCAGACCGCGAAGAGGACTCAAACTTTGTTCTTTCTGATTCTGATTATAGCAATATTGCTACTAAGTTCCCGCAGGGATTGGCGGCAGGGCAAGAAGCACGCATACGAAACAGTCGAAGTGCTTCGGATTTGGCTAACAACATCAACAGGATATCTCAAGAGAATGATTTCTCGTCCCGTATGCAGCATCAAACGGGTATCTCGGTGGCTGGCCATTACGCTGCACTGTTTGGCGCTGGGATGGCTGACCCTGTTGCTCTACCGCTCGGAACCTTCGGGGCTGCTGGTCGGCTCGTTCGTGGAGGCGGTGTTGTCGCTTCTTCTGGTCGCATGGCTATGGAGGGTGCTGCTGGCGCGGGTATTTCCTCTCTCGCAGTACAGCAGGCGGACAAAGGGCACGTCTCATCGGAAGAGCTGATGATGAACTTGGGGGCAGGTGCCATGTTTGGTGCTGGCCTTGGTGCATTAGCAGGCCGCTCCGACGTCCCCGGTAAAGTGGCCATGGAAGAGGAGTTAATGCGAACCATGCAGGGGAGGGTGGACGGCTCCCCTGAGTATTCTCCTCGTTTAGTGGATACAGGTTCTGACGGCCTTGCTGTTAACTTCAATGAAGCTCGGTTGACGTCCACAGGCTCCGCAGGTGAGATTGTTGGTGCTGGCCCTACCTCAGTTATTGCGGCTGCTAATTCATGGGATGAGTCCGCTACAACAGCAGTGCAGGCTGTACGGGAGCGTCGCCAGTCTTGGTATGGCTCTGACCTTCGTAAAAAGCTGTCAGGTTGGGCAGACTCGGAAGGCGTTCGCCTAGCAAACAGTGAGTCTAAGGTAGCTCGTTGGGTAGGCTCTATGTGGGCAGGCGATGCGGCAGGCCTTGGAAAACAGTCTGCACGAAATGTGGCTGTAATAAAGGAGCAGAACAAAGACCTACTCAACTTTGAGTTTATCCCCGCTGTAAGGGATGCATTCGAAAGCAGTCTGGACACCGGTGCTAAGCTACGTTACGGCGCAGGTATGGCAGACGCTGAGCAAGCCGCATGGAGTAGGGAAGTTCAGCTTGAGCGCTTTCGGCACCGCATGTACCGGGTCTCTAATGAGGGTAGCTCTAAGGGTTACGTTTCCGAGGCACCTGCGCATGTACAGAGAGGTGCAGCTGCCCTTGATTCCCTGTATGCGAAGTCTAAGCAGATGCACCTCGCAGCAGATACAGAACATGCTGCCCAGCTTAAGGCAATGGACAGTGTAGGTTACATTGAACAGCGACCTGACTATATCAAGATTAACAAGGCTGACCCAGAGACGCGAGAGGCATTCCTTTCAATGGTGAAAGATGACTACCGTGCAGAGGCCACTGCTAAAGTTAACCTGATACGGAAGGGTAGGGAGGAGTGGGTACTGAACCAGACAGCGAAGGTTCACGCTGAGGCAGCAGCGGCAAACGCAGGCGGAAAGCCTCGATACTCCGCAGAGCAGCAGCAGTTCCTGAGAGACCCCGGAGCTCACTTTGACAAGTATGTAAATGAGTTGTCTAGTAAGATTCACCGGGAGATGGAAGTGCGTGCATCCCACTGGTGGGAGAATGCGTTACGTGACCCGGAAGCGCGTTATCAGAACAGTGAAGCCAGCTTAATCACACTGGCCCGCGAAATGTCTGGTGAGTGGTTCACAGGGCGTGTAGTGGATGAGGAGCTTGTTAACTCGTTCCAGAAGACCCTGACAGAGCGCTGGGCAGATACATCACGTCGTGAACTTAACATGCTCAATAACCGGGTTGTAAACGGAAATGAGCTGTACCTTCTGGACATGTTCCAGCATGATGTATTCAGTGCAACAGTGAACACAATCAACGATACCTCTGCGCGGGTAGCCTTCGCCAAGATGGGGTGGAAGACTGAGCAGGATATCGCAGACACACTTAGCGCACTGGCACACTCTGGTGCTACACCTACGGAGCAGAACGCAGCGAAAGCCATATCTGACCAGTTGCTTAACAGGGGAGGTAGTTATGATAATAACCCCCTGATGCAGACAATGAGCAACCTAACGCACTCCTCTATGATGGGTAAGTTGGGCATCAACGTGCTGGCAGACCTACCAACCGCCATAAGCAACTTAGGTGTAGGTGGTATGATGGACGCCCTAGGTACTATGGGTAAGCATGTCATAGACGGGACGCTATTCGTTAAGAATGGCCGCCTAACCAAGCTGGGTAGCGACTTGGATTTCATGACTAGGGGTATGATGGGGCATGACTACCAACTACATATGCCACGGCCAACTAACGCAGACGGGTTTGCTATGGAAGCTGGAGGAACACTGCTGCGCGTTTCTCAGCGTGCAGCTAACGCGACTAACCACCTGTCTGGCGCTAACATCATTTCCAAGTGGATTGGGGAGGGTGTCACTCAGGCTACTAACCGGAGGCTTCATAAGGCACTCCGTACGGGTAAGGGGATAAGCGAATCGCGATTGGCGGATATCGGTATTCACGGTAAAACTGCGGAGCGTATCCAGAAGCAGTTCTCAGAGCATTCCACATCTAAGGACTTTGGGTTGGATAAGTGGACTGACCCGCTGGCACGTGAGGAGCTTATCAGCGCTGCATGGCGTTTGAACCAGCAGGGCAGTCTGGCGCGTGACTCTGCGGGTAGCCTTCCTGAGTGGACGCGTAATAACGTATTGGGTGTTCTTCTGAGTAAATTCCGTGCAATCGGGATTAAGGCACAGGAGCGCATTCTGGTACGTAACCTTACGCTAGCTGATGGTAACATGGTGGCAATGATGACAGCAGGTCTGGCATGGGCTACCTTCTTAGCGTATGCACGTATCCACGCAGACGCAGCAGTAAATAAGGACGGGCGTAAAGTTCTGAAGGAGAGACTTACCCCAATTGGCATGGCAGACATGGTAACGCGGATGGCGTCTGTGCTGGGTGGCTCGTCCGAGGTAACTAATCTGCTACAGCTGATGACAGGTGGTGCTGTGCATGGAAGTGACACTCCACTAACCGGGGCAGTGCAGGTACTTCCTAACTTCATCGGAAAGGTGGGTGAAGCAGCTACAGGGAACGCGGAATGGTCAGACGCAGCCGGGGCAGGTATTCAGCTACTTCCCGGCGCAAACACCTACCAGATGTTGTTGCTAAAAAAGGCTATTCAAGAGTAATAACGAGGTGCCAAGTTGAATTGGCACCCCTATAACAGATAAACGAGGTAACAGGCATATGGCCGACATTACACAGCAGTGGTTTGATGCTACTAGCGTAGGTGCAGATTACAAGACCATGCACATATGGGAAGGTGACGGTGATGAGTTACGTGCATTCGAGCTTAACTTCACAGGTGGGTACATTAATCAGTCAGACGTTAAGTCGTTCATGGTTAAGACTACCACACAGGAGCGTACAGACCTTGAAGTGTCTTTTGTAGGTAGCAACACGGTCACATTAAGCGAGGCTGTTCCTGTGGGCTATCGTGTGACCATTTATAGAGACACCAACAAACTGGAACCGCTGGCTAAGTTCTCCGACGGGGCTATCATAACTGCCAATAACCTAGACCGCAACTCCAAACAGGCTATCTTCGCAGTGGCCGAGATGGTTGATAGGTTTGACTCTGTTACGGATACAGCTAACGAAGCTATCGCAACAGCATACGCCTCTCTGGCTAAGTCCGAGCAAGCTGTGGAGTATTCTACAGAAGCCCTAGACATAGCTAACTCCACTTTCGCCGCAGCCGACCGCGCAGAAGCCGCCGCCGCAGCGTCGGCAGAATCTGCCCAACAGTCTGCAACCGCTTCTGAAGAGGCCGTGACAACCGCGAATGGCATTGCGGGTACGGCTAACCAAGCCCTCTCCAATTCTGAAACGGCACTGGGCACTGCAAACAATATTGCAGGTACTGCTAATACAGCACTAACTAACTCGGAAGACGCCCTAAATACAGCGCAGGCCGCGCAAGCAACCGCTAGTGGTATTGAGACGCGTACTCTTCGGGTAAGCTCCGGCTCACTAAATCCACTAGCACCTGTAGGTACTGCGGAAAACAAGATTGTTGTTATCCGTGGAGGCCAGCCTGTATGGGAAGACCCTGCTGTAGCAAGTGGAGATGTTCTGTCGAAGCTTGGTGTCACTACCGGGGCCTCTCTGGTAGGTACTCCCTATGGGGGTAACCTGTCAGAGCGTATGGCATTACTACCGTATAACCGAAAAGGTGCGTTAGGTTCTGGTGTAGTCCTACAGAGCGGAGATGATGTCGTAACCTACAACGGAATGTTCTATCAGTACACAGGTACATTTCCACACACCTCCAGCGAAACTACAGTCACAGGTTACCGCTGTCTGGGGCTGCTTAATGGGTGGCCTTTGAACCACACGCGTAATTGGGGTATCGTTCCGGGAAGTTCTAACCACACAGAAGCCCTCCAGCTCATGGTGGCTAACTCACTACCCGACACAACGTTAATCAGTGATGGGCAGGCTATCAACATTGCAGGGTTACAGCTGACCACAACCTACCCTTCAGTTAAGTTTAAGGGATTCCGGTTTGCTCCGTTCTACGTATCCGGTGCTACTTCCGTAGATGTTATGATTAACATAACCCGAGGCGGTATTGTAATGGAGGATGTAACCTTCAACAAGCCCGCAACAGGTCTAACCGTTACGTCCGCTATTCAGGCGACAGATGCGCTAAACCTTCGATTCGACCGTATAAGTAGCACAGGGACGGGAGGTACATACTCAACGTACTTCCGCCTGTTTAACGTAAAGGAATCGGGGTTCTCTAACCTTCGAATAGACTTAGACCCCTCCAATATGGGTGGAACTTTAATAGAGAGTAACTACTGTGTAAACAACACATTTAGTGATTCTTTTGTAGGGTTCGGTCAGTATGGTTTACGCTGCACGTCAGTCGTACACCCAACTAACTCTTACGCATCTGAGGGGTGGTTGGTTGATAACGTGGTAGCAGTATTCTTTGATAACCCACTGTACATGCAGAGAGTCACTGCCGCGAACATTACGAACTGCGTATTCGATTTCTGCGGTACTCGTGGCTACGAGTTCACTTTAGGTGGGCATAACCTTATCAGCAATTGCTGGTTCGCCAATAGAGCGACCTCGTCCACTACTAACCCATTCTGTGTGGTTGCTGGTACTACACATGAAGGGCTGACACTATCAAACTGCGACTTCGTGAATAACAACGGTATTAACACTTCTCCACTGTTCTCACATAACGGACTGGCAGCGCAAGGTACTAAAGTGGTTAACTGCCGTAGCAAGTCTTTTGCAGAAGGTGTAATACTACATGCCGCATCAGCCTTGTTGGGTAACACCTTCTACAACTCAGGGGCGGCTACTTACAACGTAGCGGCACGAAACACCCTGATGGGCAACATGCGGCTGGAGAACAAGTCAGTGTGGGCTGCTGGCTCTACATTCACAGAGCTTCAACTCAGTAATGGTATACAGTCCGCAGGTATCCGGGGCCGAAACTCGTCAATTAGTGACAGGGCAGGTATGGACATGTACACCACTCTAGGCGGTGTACAGAACGTTGTGCTTCGATTAATCGACGATAATATAACAATGCCGAGGCTGCCTGCAACATTGGAAGCTACAATTGTAGGTGGTTTATATGCAGGTGAGGATGGTATTATACGAATCAGGAGAACGTAATGTGGTTGGTGGATAAGGCCACCAGTAAGGTAGCCGAGACCCTAGCACCACCTGCTATGGTCTCGGGGCTTACTCTGCTGGGTGTTAGTTTGCAGGATTGGGTGTACATCCTGACGATTGTGTACTTACTCGTCATGATTTCTAAGACACTGTATACCGCAGTGCGTGATTGGTGGATTGGGAGAAAAGATGGATAGAGAAGAATTCGAAGATGAGCTTGATGCACAGTTAGAGCGGGAGGATAAACTCGTAGCCTTTAAGGCGCTTCTTGCGAGTATGGATAATGAAGACCTTGCCAAGCTCCTACTGAATAAGTCCCTAATCAAGCTGGCTGTTCTCTTAGAGGAGGACATGGCTACAGCAGCGGACTTCAACGTAATCCGGGCTATCCTTAAGGATAACAAGATTGGAATCGTACCTACACGTACAAATGCCATGGGCGCTCTCAAGGCTCAGCTTGATAAGCGGTCTAAAGAGAATCAGTCCAGTAAGGGCGTAATTCCGGTGGATGAGTTAGACAAGGTAGACTTGGACGACTTCGTACAGAGGCATTAATGGAAATACCTTATAACGTACTGTTAGACCCGGATGAGGCCTTAGCGGCCCAACTGGAGGAGGAGGGCAATGCCCTCCCCTACCTATCCGATGAGGACTTCGCAGCCCTGCCGGATTTGGAGAAGGAGAGACGCGTACGTATGGAGCAGATAGTAGCCCTACGTATTCACTACGCCGACTTCAAAGTATTCCTCACAGATGTTATGGTCGAACTTGGCTTTAGCGTCTCCAAAATTCAAGCTGACATCGCGGACTTTATGGTAGGCGGTGGTCAGTATATCATGATTGAAGCGCAGCGCTCACAGGCCAAGACGACTATCGCCGCAGCCTTCTGTGTGTGGCAGTTGATTATGGACACCCGCCACAGGGTGTTGATTATATCAGCAGGTGGCAGTCAGGCTTCGGACATCAGTACACTCGTAATCCGTATCATTATGAATATGGATGTTTTAGAGTGTATGCGGCCTGATAAGTCGAAGGGAGACCGAGTATCCGTAGAGAAGTTCGACCTCCACTACTCCCTACGCAAGCTGGACAAGTCGGCCTCAGTAAGCTGCTGCGGCATCACAGCTAACCTTCAGGGCCGTCGTGCAGATACATTGTTGGCTGATGACATCGAGTCACAGAAGAACTCCTTAACGGCCCTGATGCGCGAGCAGCTACTCGCTAAGTCTCTGGACTTCACCTCAATCAACCAATCTGGCCGTATCATTTATCTAGGTACTCCTCAGAGTAGCGACTCAATCTACAACACATTGCCGGGACGTGGTTATAACGTACGAATCTGGCCGGGTCGGTTCCCTACGTTGGAGCAGCTCCCGTACTATGGAGAGCATCTGGCACCTCTGTTACGCAGGATACTTACACAATACCCACAAGTAACATGTGGCGGTGGTCTTGATGGTCTTCAGGGTATTCCTATTGAACCGGGTTTCCTCGGCGAGATTGTACTCCAGAAGAAAGAACGTGACCAAGGGCCAGCATGGTTCCAGTTACAGCACATGCTTAACACCAAACTGATGGATGCTGAGCGGTATCCGCTTAAGACGGACAACTGCGTAGTCATGCCAATCAGGCCCGGTGATGAGCTTCCACTCGAAGTAAAGCGGGGTTATGAATACCGTGAATATCAAATTGAAGGCAAATCGTATAGATTCGCTAAGCCTCACACTTATTCCACAGAACTTGCCAAGCCTACGGGAATCGTCTTCTACATCGACCCCGCAGGTGGCGGTAAAGGAAAAGGCACAAGAGGTGGCGACGAAACCGGGTGGGCGTGTACCGCGTTCCTAAACGGTAATATCTTCGTACTCGGTTACGGTGGTATAAAGGGAGGTTATGAAGGACTCCAGATGCAGCAGCTGGCAGACCTCGTTCTTAAATACAAGCCTAATGTAGTTAAGATTGAGATGAACTTCGGTTATGGTGCGTTGCGTGCAGTCTTTCTACCTATCCTACGCGAGGTATACCCTGACTGCTCAGTAGAGGATGACTTCGTTACAGGGCAAAAAGAGATTCGTATCATCGACACTCTGGAGCCTATCATTGCCCGTGGCTCTCTAATCTTTGCAGAAGAAGCATGCCAGTCGGAGAAGGTGACTCTTCAGATTCACCCGGATGTAAACCGAATGACGTACTGCATGATGCAGCAGATGAACCACATCACTCGCGACAGGGACTCCCTGATACACGATGACCGACTGGATGCCCTTGAGGGCGCTTGCAGGCATTGGGTAGACCTCTTGGTAATTGACCAGAAGAAAGAGCGGGAGAAGATGGCGGAGGCGGAGGCTAAGGCGTTCTGGAAAGACCCGTTACAGCACAACCGATATAAACGACCTGTACACACTAATAATATGCTGGCGCATCGCCGGGCACAGAAGGGCCGCCGATAGGCCTAAAGGATTATTATGATTACATCACAAGCACCATTCCTGTCCGCACTTCAAGGTGCTAAGCTGCGCACTCTGGCTGTTAATCTCCAGAACTATGCAGATAACAACCCCGGCTCTAAGCCTGCTGTATACCAGTTCTGGCAGTCCCAGAAGACACTCGCAGGGGAAGATAGTGGTATCCCTTCTGACGGCACTTACATCCCCGGAGTTAAGGATTTGCGCCCTACGTGCTACAAGGTGTTGTCCCACTACCGAACCTTCCCTACTTCAGATATCGCGGAGTACACCGCGTTCTGTGACTTCTTCGCGGAGGCTAATGCACCTATCGTAGAGCCGTTGTCGTTCTCACTCAACCTACCAGAAACCAAGTCGGTAGCTCAAGGTGCGTCCCTGACTCTTCAGGGTGCTGTAACGGGTGGTGTATCTCCCTACACCTATGCATGGTTGAAGGATGACGTTGTTATTGAGGGGCGTGTAAGCGCATCCTTCACTAAGTCTAACTTTGACGTGTCCGACGAGGGTAAATACGTCCTACAGGTTACAGATGCAGAGTCCACTGTTATCCTATCGCAGGCGTGCGGTGTGTCTCTCGCAGTATAATCGGAGGGCCGGGAGTAGTCCCGGCATTTACTATGGCAGTTAGACAGGCAATCCTGTATGGCTCCATTGCGGCTGTTCTCTCAACCGTAGCAGTTAACTACCCCGGTGAGCTTGCAACCTCACCGGAGGGTTTAGAGAACATCGCGCAATGGGAGAAGTATGCCACCCGTACTTATCTGGACGGTGTTGGTGTTCCCACTATTGGTGTAGGCTCTACACGCTGGTTCGACGGGAGAGCCCCTAGAAGCTCTCAGACGGCTTCTGTGGATGAGGCAGCACGTCTCTTCATCCGGGATGTGAAAGAGGCTGAGAAGTGTGTTAAGGAGCGCATGTCGGGTAATCTGATGCCCCAGAAGGTGTTCGACTCGGCGGTCTCACTGGTCTATAACGTAGGCTGCTCCGGTGTAACTTGGAACCCTAAGTACAATAGACAGACCAATATCCGGCTACAGGCCAACGCATACAACTGGACTAAGGTGTGTTACCACTTAGGTGACTTCATCTACTCCGGCGGCAAGCGTACACAGGGTCTTGTAAACAGACGCACAGCAGAGCAGGCATACTGTTTAAGAGGTATATGATGAGAACTATGTACAAGGTTGCAGGAGCGGCCCTATTAGCCTCTCTGCTGGCAGCCTCACTATTCCTTAACCATACCTATAGGTCTAAGGTAGATAACCTCACAGAGAAGCTCCAAGGCGTTACTACGGAGCTTACTGAGCAGCGGGAGAAGCACGATAGCTTCATCCGGCAGCAGAGCCTTATACAAGATATAGTGGCCGCTGGTCGTATGTCAAAACAAGCATCTTCAGAAGAGGTTGAGCATGTCATTAAAGAGAGAGGTACGCACACTCCTGTTGTTCCTGAGCCTGACGATGCTGAGCGGCTGCGTGAGTACTCAGACAGTGTACGTCAGAGAGCCTCTAATCGTCCCTACTGAGTTAACAGAGCAGGTTAAGCCTGATGTATACCAACCGGGTACAGACCTCGTAGAGTACACACTACGGCTCTTAGGGACTATAGATAGGATGAACATAGATAGGTACTCCATGTTCAAGGTTCTGGAGGCACATAACAGTCCTCCGTGATATACTTCGAGTTGTATCAACTGTGGCCCGTGGCAGGTGTACTACTGCGGGCCAAATTTGATATAATTATGCGAGACGGTAGCGACCACAGCGACCACCCGAGTATCCCCCGTACGGCCCTCTTAGAGCGTCTCTAAGCGTCCTCACCGAGTGGGTAAGGGGATTCATCGCCTAGCGACCTAGAGTGCAGCCAGTGGCCTCCTATGGTATCTGGCTGGGTGCCGCGCTTCTCAGTCGGAGCGGCTCGAACTGGGCTAGTAGTGGTGGAGCTTGTAAGTTACTGCATGGTGTACCCTCCGTGTTGTTCAGTGAGGCTATTACATCATAGTGAACCGGCAGAGTCGACACTTTATTTCACTCGGTAGGTAGATAGAGGTGGAACCAGCGTAGCGCCTCAGACGGACTCAGGGCGACTCAGAGAGGTATCAGGTAGGGTAACCAGCCTGAGTACCTTCTGAGGGCACAGAGAGGCATAGAGGCGGTATCAGAGCTATGCGGAGTAATACAGAGAGGTAGGCGGGCTA